GGGCGCTCCGTTGGTGAAGCTGGTGATATCCAGTTCACCTCCGGGTTCAATGGTGATGGCGCCGCCGCTGGCAACGACTTGCTTATCTCCGCCGTCGGCCATGTAAACTTTAGTTGAATAAGTTGTGTCAGGCATTTTCCCTCCAGTTGATCGATTAATTGATTAAATCAGAGCCGGATTACCGGCCCATGCGATCATCAGGAAGCAGTGCCAAGACCGAGCGCTGCCGCCAGCACTGTTGCATCCAGGGATTGCGGCTTGCTGCGCGATTGATATTGGATGGCAATGATGCCGTCAACAACTGCGTTTGCTGCGGCACGGGTGAGAGACGCAAAAATATAGCGCATCTGCGGTTTTGGCACATCCACAATTAGCAGTTTATTGTCCGCATCCGATGCAGCGGCGGTATAGGCATCGGTGGCTTTTTGCGTGACCGGTGTCGGTGACGATGTACTGCTGGCTGTGTTGCCCTTTGCTGTGAGCGTCAGCACGCTGCTTACTGTGACATCGCCCAACAGCGCGATGAATATCACGCCGTCATAGCCGGTCATGTCGACAACGGATGACAGGACTTCGGTTTGGGCAGCCGCTGCGCTATTAGCAACGCGGCTGATCTTGCATTCTTTCAATAGGTTTTGCATGGTTTCCTCGTTATTTCGATTGATCTGTAAACGTAACCGGTTCGGCTATTCGAGATTAGCTACCAAGCTTGACGCGCGAGAATGCTTCTGGAAGAACCGGCATTCCGTCGGTGTGCATTCTTGCGATCAGACCGATTTGATCGGTACCAGCGAACAACTCAACCAGCCTTTGCATGCGCATTTCCATTGCATCGGCGATCCAGTAGAAACTCAGATCACCGTAAATGCCGACATATTGATTGGCGGTAAACGTGTTCGGTGCGTACTCGCTCATATTGAACGGAGAACCCAACAACTTATCAGGATCACCAACAACAGTTGATGGCTCCCAAATGTAATCTCCTTCGCCATCTTTAATTTTTGACAACATCTTGATTGCATCGCGGTGAAAAATCCATTCAGCGGTGCGCAGATATTGTGGTTTAAGCGAATACTTTGATTCTTTGAGCCCATCAAAAGTAATCGCGGTAGCGCTGTTACCTGCTGAAATGTCACGGCTGGTTGGTATACCATCATTACTAGCAACAAATAAACCGAGCGCTTGATTGATTCCGTTCCCGATCATGAATCCTTTTTCTTGCGCCACCCCCATTTTGTAAGAAACTCTATCGGTCACGATGGGTTCAACATTCGGACTCATCGCAATAAGGGTATTGCTGATTTTCACCAGCTTGGACAACTTATGCGGTTTCAATTCGCGGCGGCCAAGACCTAGACCGGTATCTTCTGACCCGATTTTTACTTCTGCCGTCCACTCCGCGTCATCGGCGTCTGATTCAATCGTTGGGATGCCCAACGAAAGCGCCGACGCTACAGGGTATTTTGTGGCTTTCTGACGGATAAATAAGATGTTATCAACTTCCTTTAAAATCCCATCAATCAATTGCAGCGGCGCAAGTAAAAAACCACCTGCTGTTTGTTGATCTGCTTGTAACGCTCGAACCTCATCGCCAGTGATTCCATTCGGGCCATTTTTAATCAAGCTGTAAAATGCCGACCGGTATTCCTCTGAACTGCGCGGATCGCCGGTTGCTGCGGTTGCGGTTTCTTTTCCGGCTGGTGTTGCGCGGAATGATTCTTGCGCCAGCGAGCGTTCGATTTCAAGCTGGCGGCTTTCTTGTTCGATGGATTTCGAAAGTTTATCCTGCTCTTTGATCAGTTCATTCCACTTTCCTTCCTCTTCCGCTGTCAGCGAGCGCTTTTCAGTTTCGGCTTTATCGAGAATTTCGCGCGCTTGAACAACAACACGGTTGCGCTGTTCGATCATATCTTTAATTTTTTGCGACATTGCTTTGTCTCCATTGTGTTCATCGGGCATGAATGCGATGGCATCCGCTACCCGATGCTTGCGGATTGCCGAAAACAAAAAACCCGCTCAAGGCGGGTCGTGATTTTTTAGTACTTACCGTGTTAGGCCAGCATTAACAGGCGTCTGCGCAGGTCGATCAGATATTCATCTTGCGGTTTTGTCAGTTCGATGGCTCGCTGCATCGAGCGAACGGCAACGTCTGTTTGTGTGTAGGCCGGGTATGTAACCGGGGAAACGTCAAACAATTCGACTTCCAGCAGCGTGCGAATCCATTCTCCGTCTACTTTGTCCCACGAGTCGTTGATTGTCCGGAACCCGAACGACATCTGGCTGATGTCACCGCGCTGCATGGAGATTTGCAAATCTTTAGCAAATGTCGTTTCCGGCGGGTCGATCTCGATAGCGAGGCCGGTCATGTCTTCTTTGAGCCGCAGCGTACCGGATTTATTGCGACCCAACACGAAATTAGGATCGTGATTGAACAGTGCGCGGATGTCAGCGTTTTGCAGAGTTGCCGCGAATGCGCCCGGTGCGATGCGCTCAAAGAACCCGCCCAGGTTTTCGCTGGGCTGATTGAATACCGCCGCATGCCCGTAAATTTTTGGCGGCATCCCTTCTTGCGCGTCTATGCGGAATTCTTTCAGGTTGTAGCTTCTGCGTTCGGTGTTGTTCATTGCGCGTTTCCTTCAGTTGGTGTTTGTTTGTTTGAAATAACTTTTCCAAGATCGGCAATCGATATCATGTTGGATTGCACGGTGTAATCGTCCATGCCTGCCGCGCTGCTGCGGTTAAGTCCTTCAGCTCTGCGAACTTCGTTGCGAGATTTCACGCCGTTTTGCAGCGATGATGAGTTGAATGCAGCGCGTGCTGCGGAGTCTCCACGCATCAGGCCATCCATATCAAACTGCACGCAGTGCGTGCGCTTGCCGAAAAATAAATCGCGCTGCATGGCTTGCTCCCAACGCACGCATCCTGGTCGTACTGTGTCGGTTACGAATTCAATGCCTTGATGCTCGATATTGTTGTTTGTTGATCGCTGCAATTCAAAAATCTTGTGCGGCGGGACACCGAATATTCGTGCTATTTCTGATATTTGCAGGTTGCGTGTTTCCAGGAATTGCGCGTCATCGGATGTCATGCCGATGTTTTGCCATTCGAGTCCATCTTCCAGAATAGCTACTTTGTTGGTGTTACTCAATCCGCCGTGTGTTTCGTTCCACTGTTTTTTAAAATTTTCAAACGCAACCTTGTCTTTGAAGTGCCCCGGCATTTTCAGCACGCCAGAAGGTTTTGCGCCGTTGCTGAACAATCGCGCGGCGTGTTCTTCCGTCGCCATAGCCAGTCCGACGGCTTCGCGGCAATAGCGGATCGGTGAGATCGGTTTGAATCCATCGCCTGTCATGAAATGCATCCAGTGCATCTCTTCTTGCAGGATGATGCGCTGCGGTCCATCGAACGGCGTGTATCCAAATGCGATCTTGCCATCTGGCGCGCGAAACGGTGTGACACGATCAGGGTGCAGCGGGATAAGTTGATCAACCGCACGCTTGCCGGACGAAATAATTTCCGAATAGCATGCCCCGCGCAGGGCGAAATGCGCCGCCATCATTTCGCGCCATTCAAACGATGTTTGCCATTTGTTCGGCTGGTACACGATGACATCGTACAGCGGGTGTGTTTTATCCGTTTCTAGCGCGTCATCTTCCATGATCCTGTCAACGGATACCGGCAAACTTGCGTATGTTCCGGCCAGCAACGCCACGGCTCTGAATACGGCGGTGACGCGCATAGCGGTATCGGCTGTGACCGATACGCCTGAATTTGCGTATGATCCGGCGCCGAACCATTCGGCAATGACAGGATCGCGCGGATTGCCAAGCGTTTGCGCGGATGCCCGAGTTTCTTCGATGCCAGTGACAAAACCCATCAGCGCGGCCTTGCTGTCCAGAAGAGCATTAAACCGGTGACGATGAACGCGGCCGGTTGATAGATCATCCAGGATCCGATTCCAACCAGTACGATGCCGGAAAAAAACACGAGATCGCGCTGATCGAATGAGACGATGAATTCAGGGTTTTTGATATAGCTGATGATATTCACGATCAGCAATAAACCTATTGCCATCATCGGATAAATAATTTTTTCGTCGATCATACGAAGTAGATGCCGCGTTCGTTGTAGATTGTGCTTTGTTCTTTTTCGGTGTGCTTCAGTGCTACGCCTGCGCCCATTACAGCAGCTACCATCAAATCAATACGGCCTGTGGCTTTTAATTTATCCAGCTTGCGGTTACCAGCTGCGTCTTGCGCTGTTACTGCATTTGCTGCGCACATGGTTAGGATCGGGTGTCCGTTGTGGATTACTTTTCCGTTCAGTAGCGCGGCTTCGAATGATTCAATGGCCGGGCTCATGTCTTTGTAGCCTTGGCCGAATGGCACCATTTCTGGCAACGTTATGCCGTAATCTGCGGCCATTTGTATCAGGTCTTCAATGCGCCAGCGGTCGTATGCGATGCACTGAATGTCAAAACAGTCTTGTAATTCTTGCAGTCGTTGTAAAACGTGCAGTTTGCTGATCGCGCGTCCCGGTGTTGTTTCCAAAAATCCGCTTGTTTTCCAGACTAAATACGGGTTGCGGTCTATCTCTTCCTTGTGCAATAAGCCTTCGTTTGGCAGCCATGCGAAT